GGCGTAAAGACCAGTGTGGCTGTCCGTGCATTGATAGTTACCACGTCCATGCCTGTGGCTGTGTATGTCACATTTCCGACCCCGATTGTACCATTGGCGTTGTCCGCGATCGTGATGGCCGTCAGCGTGCTCGATGCCGTGATCTGTACCGTCACAGTCCCGCCGACATTGCCACGCAGTCCCAGTTTTCCATTATTAGCGGATGGCGTAACACTGGAGTCATACCACTGTGCAGAGCCATCCAATGAAAAACCATCCCCAGACAAGTCTGCTAGCTGGCGCATGTTCCAAGCTGTTTCGCCTAGCGTTGAATCGTAGCTCTTGTATGTTCCACTTACAGTTCTGCCTGTGATTGTTGCCGTTCCTGCCACTTGCATGGTCACATATATGTCCATACTCTTTCGAAATTGTTTGGCGTTTTCAGCCGTTATTGTTGTAGCCATATGCACCGCCTAATCATTATGCGCATTTACAAATTCAATTTCCAAAGACACATTCCGCCACCATGTCTGCCCTCTGAGTGTGTTCCGGTTCTGTAATTGAACTACAGACTTACGAATAACTTGCTCGCTGATAATGTCACCAGTTGGCGCGACAAACTCAAGCGTGCAGATGCCGGACATCCCGACAAGTATATCAACCATACTTTGCGGAAGTGCGTCCCATGCCAGTGTAGAGTCCGCATATTTCCAGCCGACCCTGTCACCGACATGCTTGCCGGTACAAGTGACATATTCCGCCGCATAAATATCTTCCATTTGCGGAGCAAACTCTGGCGGGCGGTAAATCAATTGATTATCTATTGCAATATATCTTTCATCAGTTAATGCCATGTCTAAACCTCATTAACCTAATCTGCGTTTTCCAGTGTCATAAGCCTTCACGATCTCTTCCATCATCTTCGGTCCGGACGGATACAAGTACACATCCAGATGAATGTCTCCATACCCTCCAGCGCCTGCAGCTGCCACTGTGCGCACGCCATTGATGATGTCATCACCCATCTGATCCATACGAGCCCAGAATGGTGTGAGTGGTAACGCAGCTTCCGGCCCAGCTTCACCAAGACCCTGCAGAACGGTTGGCTTATTGAAGATACCACCTTGCGCATTCCAGCCGACGTGGAATGTCGGAAGCTTACCTTTTCCGGCAATACCCCACGGCGCTTTGCCCCCACTTAATGAAATCTTCGGGATTTGCAACTTCAAAATCTTGCCAAGGTTGAACGGGAAAAAGTTTTTGATTTTATCAATGATGCCCTTAATTTTTTCTTTCGCATCAGTGAATGGCTTGGTGAATTTCTTCCACAAACCACTCAGCGCATTACCAATGGCGCCTGGGATCGCTTTGACTTTGGTCACAATAGTGTTTTTGATGTTGGAGAGCTTAGTGGTGATTTTCGTACGGATGTTCGTGAATACTGTGGTGATTTTCTGCCCAACAGCCTGGATGGCTCTGGTGGCGATCTGCCCGATCATGCGCCCAATCAATGAGATTAATTTCAACCCAAGTTTTGGAATCGCCTGCGCCGCCAGTAAGGCAAGCTTTCCGACAATGATGCCAACCGCCCTCATAATCTTCGGGAAGTTGTCAACCAGTGCCTGGGCAATCTTACCCATCAGGCTTGTGCCGGCTGTGGAAGTCTCCAATGGATTCCACTCAGAAATCTTGGTGATTGCGTTTGACAATCCTTCCGACAGCTTTTGGAATAGAATCGGAGCATTTTCTACAATTGCCTGCCCAAGCTTCTGCAACAGCTCCAAGGCCTTTGTTGCCAGTTTCGGGCCGCTGGTTGTTATGAATGTACCGATTGCCGTAGGAAGCCCCATGATTACGCGACCAACTGCAGGCAGAAGGTTGTCAAAGAGGAATGTCCCAGCAGAATCTGCAAGGTTCTTCATGGATGTCTCAACATCTCCGCCAATTGCCAGATTGCCAAGCAAGTCTTTGCCTGCTGCCTTCATGGAATTGAATGAACCGGATAATGTCTTTGATGCTTCCTTTGCGGTCGTTCCGGTGATGCCCATTTCATTCTGGACAGCATGGATTGCATTATAAACATCATTCAGATTATTGATGTCATACTTGACGCCAGTCAGCTTTGTGGCATCAGCCAACAAGCGCTGCATTTCGGACTTAGTTCCACCATACCCCAGTTTTAAGTTGTCGAGCATGGTATAGTTCTGCTTTGCAAAGCCCTGATAAGCATCTGTAATTCGGTTCATGTCCGTGCCGAACTTATTGGCATTGTCGGACATGTCACGCAAAGCCATGTCTGATGTTTTAGCTGCGGCAGCAGTGTCCCCGCCAAGTGACTGCAAGAGCGATGCGGAAAACGATGTTACATTCTCCATATACTCATTAGCAGACATGCCTGCGGTCTTGTACGCCTGTGATGCGTTCTTAATGACTGTCTGCGCATTATTCTTGAACAGCGTCTCAACACCACCAAGAGACTGCTCAAGCGCTGCGCCTTCTCGGATGGATGCTGCAATGCCCTTCACAAGCATCGCACCAATGCCAGCTGCCGCCAGAACACCGCCAATCTTTGCAACAAGCCCCTTGCCAATCCGCTGGCCTGCGACATCTCCAATCTGAGTGCCATTGATTTGCTGTTGTATCTTGCCAGATATTCCTTTTGCGCTCGGAATAATCTGCACATATGCTTGCCCTAAATTAGACATGTTTCTTTATCCTTCGCAGTATGCTTTCCCTATATGCTTTGAAATCTTCTGGCGTATCGAACGCCATGCTTTCTTTTTCGCTTTCCTTTGCGCCGTGCAACAATATTTCCGCTATTGATTCCGGCATGTTCGATTTGGATGGCTTCTTGCTCATGCTCCATCTGAGCATTCTTAATTCATCGTAAATCCCTGCTAACAGCACATCTGTCTGACCTGTCCTTGAACCGGAAGCCTTTTGCATTATCCGCGAATTAGCACCAAGACCAGAACAAAGGATGCCCAATGTTCTCACAGGCACCCTTGTCCAGTCCAGTATGTGATAAGTTTCCGCCAAATCGCAAATCAATGCAGATTCATCCAGATTAAGCATGTAAGCAAGGCTTATCAGTTTTTTGCCTCATCTCCGATAAGGTCAAAGAGTTCTTCAACGTTTGTAATGACCGTATCTGACAGAATCCGCCCAGATTCATCCTTGCAGGACTCCAGAAATGCATCATGTTGCTTTTCGTCATCGCCAAAGATGTGGCTTACCAGGTCAACGATGTAACCCGCATTGTCCTCGTACTTCCGAAGAATCACTAAAAACTGATAGTCATTGAATACTGATTCATCAATATTGAATTTGAAGCCATTACTCAATTTTCCTTTTTTCATTATTCTGTCCTCTCGTTTTTGCCTGTTTTATTACTGGTCAATCATATATTTGTGATGCGTCTTTCCGGTAGAATCCGGATACGCAGACACAGTTACTTCATAGCCAATCGGCTCATCATCCACATAAGACACATCACCAATTTCAGTAATTTTGCCATCCATGATGACTGTCCGGCAGAGCGTACCGCCACGCAACGCCTGTTCGAACACCCAGCAAGCTTCTTCTGCTTCTGCGTCAGATGCGGCAACATCAACGCCAGAATCAAAAGAGCCTGTTACATTAGATTCACCATATACAGTCTTGAGCATTTCAATATTCTTGAACTCAATCATGGTGAACGTCCACTCATCCGGCTTGCCTGTCTGAGGATTCATGACAATCTTGCCGCCCCATGCCTTTACTTCTTCGGAATCAGGGCTGTTGCTGTTAGATAATCCATCTTCGCTGATAAATCCAACTTCTTTGAATGCATCGCCTAATGCAGTGGTTGCATCTGTCGGAATGGTCGGATTAGCAGACAGCCATGCACGATACACAGCGCCGCCTGTTTTCGGTTTGCCCTGTGTTACATTTCCAACTGTGCTCATACTTCAACGTTCCTTTCTAAAAATAAACAACCTCATAGATCGCCTGGTAACGCGGTTGCTTTGCCGTTGGATCCGTAAAGTTGTAATCAGAGTTAAGTGTTACTTTTGTTATTTCCGGCAAAGAAATAGCACCCTCAACAGCTTCTTTTACTGCCTCGTTCAGCTGAGCAGCTGCGTACAGAGTGGGCGCGTAAGACTGAAAAGCGAACGTGGCGCTTGCAACGTGCTCCACCTTGTTGCTTCCAGTTTTTTCGATTATCACATATTCATCCGGCACATTCTCAGGCCGCATCATATAGACAGGACATGAAAGAGCATTTGCCAGATATTCGAGAATAGTAATTTCAATCATTGTTCACACCTACTTTGTCATGCGCAAGCCACTCGAACTGAGTGCTTTCACTGCTGTGTTGTTTTCATAGTTCTCCGCCCTGGCTTCTGGTGTGGCGGGGTAGATATTGCAGATGGAAACAAAAGAAGCATCGTGCACACGCGTGTCCCATTCTTCGCCGGACATAGCCGAAGCACTCCGCGCGACTTGTTCCCCTGCTTCATTCAAGACAGTTTTCATTTCCGCGGATTTCATCAGCTGACGCAATCCGTTGATGTCTAACTTGAACTTATATTTACTCATACCGCTCCACCATCACTTTTTTGTTCCAGGCTGTCGGCACCAGATGCTCAATCCCTTCGGTCGGAATCCCAAAGGTCCGGAATGTCTCACCAAAAAAGGACACCTTGCGGTTCTCCCAATCATGGGTATCACCTTTTGGTATCCCTAATGTGTAAACCACCTTCCGACCATACAGATTCGTTGCGGAAAGAATTTCATTTTCGGAAGCTGGAGCAACAAGAACGTTTGCCACTTCCACTGGTGTCTCTGTGAACACTGGCTCATTGAATGCATTAGTTCCAGACTGTGTGACCTCATAAAGGGTTACTGTGATGCCTTTCATACCCAAACATCACCCCCAACAAGCTCCTGTGTCGGGCTGTAGCTTCCAATGCTGTCACCAGCGCCAAGCATTTTACGGTCTGACTTTGAGACATACAACTCTCCTGCGCCGCCACCGCTCCCGACAGTCCATGACTGGGAGTAGCCTAGTGCAGACATAGAGCCCTGCGTGGATCCGATTGGCACGCCAACCACATCACCATCGCCCAATGCACGAATGACCATACGGCATGACACAACCTTTTTAGCGTCTGCGCTTGCCTCGCTGTTGTATGCGTCAATCAAGATGGCGGCATCATCCAACAGAGCATTGCACACGCCTTCTTCCACTTCTGACAATGTGCGTGTCATTCTGCTTTCAACATCATTCAGTGTTGCATATGCCATTTCTTAGTACCTCATTTCTTTGCCGACTTCTTTGCGGTCTGCTTCTTTTTCGGCGTTTCGGGTTTGGCGGCCAGTTTATGCCCAGCCGCCTTATACTCCTCTACGCGTTCGTCCGCTACAAGCATGACACCGCCTGTGTATTTGTTCGTGAATTTAACCACTGTTCTTACTGCCCGCCACCCGTAAGCAACCGGTTAAATACCTCAACGTTTGCGCGGAAACCTAACTCGATCTCAGCACGAACAGCGAACATGTTCTGCTGGAACAGGTTGATGACGGTGTCACCAGTAGCCAGTGTTGCGTCTGCAGAGTAATCAATTTTCACGCCTTCAACAGTGCCATATACAGCCTGGCTCCAATCGCCAACTACGCCAACGGTGTTCTGGGAACCAGAGATGTAAGCGCCCTTACTGGTAACGGTTCTTGCGCCAAGTACCATCGGGATCGCGCCTTCAGCCACACTGTTGATGAACAGCGGTCTGTCATTTCCGTCGGTTTCTGCTAACAGAATGCCCTTGCCCTGCGGGGAAAGAACAACACCGTTCATAATTCCGCCATGTGCTGCGATGTCTGCATCTGCTGCAACAAGGCCTGCATAAGCGCCGCCCGTACCGCTAAGAGTCTGAGCCGTAGCAGATGCGAAGCTGTCAAAGTCCGTGCCAGGAGCATTAACTGCGCCGAATACAGTTGCATCAAATTTCTGACCAAGTGCGCGCGGGATTCTTGCAACGATTGCATCATACAGTGCAGCAACATCGCGTCTGAACTCGTTAGAGAACGGAACGATGACAGCAAGTTTGTATGCTCTCATGATTTTGGTTGCAAGGCTCGGATTGCTGACCGGTTTCGCTTCTGTTTCGCCGACCCATGCTGCTTCCGGGTCTGCTGTGATCACATTAACAGCTGCGCCACGTCCCGGCAGTTCAATCTGTCTTGCGAGTGTCATAACTGCAGATTCTTCCTGCATTTTTTCAATAATTGCACTAGATACATCAACCGGTAAGTCAATGCTAGTTCTGTTTGTAGCTGTTCCTACTAAAGCCATTTTTTATTTCTCCTTTTAATTAAATGCTTCTTGTGCCCAATTCACAAATTGCTCTTTGGGTGTTCCTGTGGTTGTCCGAACCTCTCCGCCATCTTTCACTGTCGGGTATCCGCTCGGCTGTGCGAATGCAAGGATTGCTTCCGCTTGTTGTTTGCATTCCTCTTCCGTGGATCCTGTCAGCAGATTGGCTGGCACGTTCGTTTCTTTTGCAACTGATTCACGGACAGTTCTGACTGCCTCACGCTCTTTGATGCTGTCAAGTTCGGCCTGTAATGACTGAGCTCGTTCCTGCGCCTTCTGCAGTTCAGACTTTGACTGTTCCTGAATCTCATCAAACTGTTCAGCCTTCTTTTTCAGCTCGTCAAAATCCGCATACTTAGCACGCTCACGGTCAAGCCGTTCGCCTAAAATCTTGTTTAGCTCGTCCTGCGTAAATGTCTTTTCTTCTGCCTGGTTATTAGTTGCATTGTTCTCCTGATTCACAGTTTCCATTTGGTTCCCTCCTAATGAGTAAATTCCATGTTTGAGGCACATGTTGCCAATTAAAAAAGCAGGCATCAGATGATGTCCGCTTCTTCTGCTTGTGAACTATTCAATTCCTTGCGCCTTGCGTATGCACTGCGCTTCTGTTCATTTATCTTGTCTTTATTGACCTGGTAGAAGTCTCGGCGCAAGCTGTTAATGCGTTGCTCCGGAGTTCCGCCACCAGCTCCGTAGTATAATTCCAAATACTCGTCTGGGTCATATCCCTCAACATCCACATTGTCGCTCAACCTGACCGCATAAGTGCAATCACAGTTGGCATGTATGTGTTCCGCATGTCCATTCTTTATGGCGCTCGCAGAAGCTTGTTGCCATCCTCTGGCTGCCAGTGTGATGCAAAAAGCGCATGTGTCACCCCTCGGGATCCATGCCCATTCCGCACCATCCCGCAATGCGTTTTGCATGGTGGTATCCACTCCAGCCATCTTTACCAGTCTGCCAATGGCATCGGAAATGATTTGCGGGTTATTTGTTTTCATTGTTCCAATAACAGCCTTGGATGTCTCGTTGTATGTAGCGGTCGGCGCAGGCTCTGCAGGGCGGATAAACCGCGAAGAACTTGCCGCCATGATTGCGTCATACATCTCGCAAGCCAATTCTGCGGCGGCTTCCCCATACTTGGTGGAGAGACCAAAGGCGAAATCAATTGCCGCCTGCTTCGCCTCATTGCTTATAAACCATTCATGGTTTGCCAGATACGCAAACATTTCCTGCGCGGCTGTGTCATTGACCTTCCGCAATGCCGCTATATAATCATCCCAAACCTTATCGGATATATAAATGTCATTAGCCATTGTTTATGCCCATTTCATCCAGCACTGCCAGACCTCTGCCACGCGTTTCCTGCGCTTTGATTCTGCGAATGTCTGCCTGGTCAAATCCAAGCATTTCCAGAAAAGTGTCTGTTTGTGCAAATTCAGTCCGCACGCTAGCAATCTTTACAGCCGCATCAGCTGTTGCCGCCACACTCGGCATGGCTGGATTCTTAAAGTGTGCCATAATTGCTTTCTGTGCGTCTGTAAGCGCATCCATTGTGGTGTCATTAGCAATTGCCAGTGCCATCTGTGCGATAGTTCGGAGTGCGTCACCAT